CAACAACCGCCTAAACCGCATATTGGAAGCTATTGCAGGAGAGATCAGCAGGCAAATTGCAGGTTTAATAACCTGAAGTCGTCTTCAGCCAACCTAATTTTAATAACCCAACCCAATCTAACTCAATCAACCAACATGGCATTATTCGCAACTATAGGCCCGAGCGTAACTGGGCTCAATGGCACCCAGGTAACCGGCGAAATCATTATTTCGCTGTTTGATGCAGCCACAGGACAACCCGCAAACGGAAACAATGTTATCGTTTATTTTACGGAAAACTTAAACGGCGTAATTTACCAGGGATCGCAAATTATCGCGGGGCAAACTTACCCGGTATATCATGGCATATTAAACGACTCAAGCCCTACCACCCCCTATTATACCAAATTCACTATCGACAGCATCACCGCCGAACCGCCCGCCGGCCCGCCGGTGAATAGCTGTGATTTGGTGATCAATACCATTATTGTCGATAAACCCGAGTCCTCTCCCGGCACAGCCGACGCGCAGATCTCCGTGCGGGTAAGTTCAAGCTATAGGCCTATTACTTATAGCCTGGATAATGTGACGTTTCAGTCTTCGCCTATATTTACGGGCTTAACCGGTGGCTTAAAAAATGTTTATGTAACCGACGCCAATGGCTGCACCAATGCTTCGGCAATCACCATCCCGGTGTTGCGCAGTTTACTTATCAGCGATCCATCTGTTAGCTTAACAGGAGGCAATGTTTCCCGCTGGAATGCGGCATTTAATCCGGTAGTTTTTACCTACCAGCGAAAAGATTTTAATGTAACCTCCGTTTCGCAGGATACGATCACCGGAAACGCCGCCGTAATGGCGAACTGCGATAAAACAGACCTTATCGCGGCGGTTAATGCCTACAACAATGCCAATGCAAACGCGGCCGCTCAAAACATAGTGCTTACCAACAACAGTCCCGTGTGGGTTTATATTAATACCGGTGTTTATACAGGCACCTACCAGATAAATGAGGTTAAAGATGATGGCAGCCTGGTGATCAACACGCCTTATATTTCAACTGCGACTGGCTATATTAACAGCAACACTATTCGCCCGTTTTACCAGGTGCGCACACAAATTACCTACCAGGACCCTATCAGCGGGCAGCAAAATACCATTACCTCAACCAACCGGCCCGATAGTACCGGTTTGGTTAAAGCCGATATCAGCAATTTTTTACAGAGTTTGTTACGCGCCAGGGATGACAGTAACTTTACCCAAATCAACTATCGCGACACCAATCTCAGCGCCAGCTACCAGGTGGCTTACGCCGAATATTGGGACGGCAAACTAACCGGCGCGCAAAGCTTAACCTATATCCCCGTCAGCACCCCCTATTACGTTTTATATGCCGCAAAACAACTGGGCGACAGCTATGGTGGCAACCTGGCGGCATATGTGCCTTTCCCTTCAGTTACTACAAACAGCCAGCGGGCAAAATGGATAACCGATTTTGCCGAACCTGCATACTCCAATGACTACCCATTTGATATTGGTTTTATTTATAGTGAAGAATTATTGGGCCTACAGTTGTATTGCAACCTTGTGCCGCTTGATATTAACCGTAACCCGTTGTCAGGTACTACAAACAGTTACATGCTTAATGAAAACGGCACCTGGCTATTGAACCAGGATGGCAGTAAACTGCTGATTGCTAAGCAAACATCAGGCAATACGGATCTGCCCGCACAGCTGGGTTTAAACCGGCTGCTGATTAATACTCAATTTGGCAGCGATGTTTATTATTTTAATATAGCACTGATGTATAACGACGAAAATAACATTGCGCATACCGTTACCAAAACCCAAACTGTCAGGATTGACGATGCGGTTCACGAACAATCGGTTTACCTGCGCTGGATAGGTTTGAACGGCTGCTGGAACTATTACCGTTTTGTTTACAACCAGGAAATTTCGCTGGATGTGCAAAATGCAGTCATCATTAAAAACTATGTATCCGATTGGGCCACACAGGATAGTATTGAAGAAGTGATAGGCAAAAGCGCCGGTCAGAAAATGAAAGTGATGGCAGAGGATCTTTCGGTAAATGATATCAAAGGGCTACAGTCTATCAAATATTCGCCCAAAGTACAAATGCTGGTGAATAAAAACCCGGTTAAATGGCAAACCATTGTGCTAAACACGGCCACCTTTAGTGAGTACGAAACCCTAAACGGACAGGCGCCATTCAGCGTAACGTTCAATATGCCCTCAATTAATATACAGAGCCAGTAGCATCGTTTGAATGTTGAAAGGCTTAATGTTGGGCATTCATATTTCAGACATCGGATCTTTAACATAAAGCCTTTCAACATTACAACTTCTCCGCGTCACTGGCTTCTAACATTACAACCTTTCAACATTACAACTTTCCAATAAAAAATGAACCAACTCCAACTTTACATAAACGATCAGCTGGTAGACTTGAGTGATGATACCCCTATCGCGCTTACCTTCCAGATCAATAACCTGGCCGAAGTGCAAAATCAGCAGGGCAATACCAGCAATCAGTTTAAACTCCCATTAACGCAACGTAACCGGCAAATACTGGGCTTCCCCGATGATATCGCTTTTACCAGCAATTTGCCCTACCAAAAATACCAGGCAAAAATTATCCAGGACGGGCTCGAAATAGTGCCTTATGGGCTTGGAGAGCTAAATGGCATCGATCAGGATTCAGCAAACATTACCATATTATCGGGCAATACCGATTTTTTCGATGCAATTGGCGGCAAGCTTTATGATATGGGCGATAGCACCAGCATTTGGAGTAACTACGGCCAAAACCTCGTCTGGCAGCCATATGATCACAAATGGAATATTGATAACATCGCAAATTCCCAAACCAACACCGACGGCTGGATCTACCCCATTATTGACTATGGCGCCATGACTGCAACGGAGGATTTTAGCCAGCCGATTGCTGCACAGAACCTGCGGCCAGGATTTTTTATCAAAACGACTATTGATCTTTTATTAAAGTCAGCCGGTTACAAAGGCACGGGCTCGCTACTAACCAATCCGCTTTATCCTTTAATAATTTGCCAGTTCAGCAACGGTAGTTGGCAGCATGGCACCGATATCCAAAACAGTACCGGGTTCAAAAGCATTATGGTACAAACCGGGCAAAATATAACGGTACAACATATGAATACATCCGGCAGCCTGGGCGAAATTCCTTTTAGTGCTATACTTTCCGATATCAGCCATTGTTATAATGCCAACGCTAACGGCTATTTTGTTTCGGAGATCACCAGCGTAACGGCTTCGTTTTCATTTGCATTGTATTTTAGTTCCAAAAACCGCTCACATAAAGGATATTCGTCCAAAGTTGATATACAAATACGCTTATATAACGATATCAATACAGCCGATGGGGACGCCCCTGTGCTTGCCACAATCACGTTTGATTATGCCGACCGCGGGACAGCAAGCACCATGTTCTTTCAAAATCAAACACTTTCCTTTGATCAGGTACTCGAAGCCGGCCAGGGGATTAAAATAACTTACCAGTTTAGCGGATATACAGGATCAATGTTCACGCTCGACAGCGGTGCTGTATTCAGCGTTCAAAACAAAGTGCAGGATGTGCAATACGGGCAGGTAGTACAATGCGAGCGCATTTTTCCGGATATTGCACAAAAAGACCTTTTAAAAGATACTCTGCAGCGCTTCGGTATTATTTGCCAAACTGATAATACAAGCAAAACGGTGTCGTTTAACTCGTTTCGCGACATCGTAAATAATATTGCCATTACTAAAGACTGGAGCGGCAAATGCCTTAATCAGGGCAAACAGGTAGGCTTTCAACTGGGCAATTACGCGCAGGTAAATTATATGCAATACCAAACCGACCAAAACCTCTTGCCGCTGAAATATGGCTGGTCGCAAATAAAAATTGCCGACCAAACTTTGCCGGCAAGCGCCACCCTGGTGCAAAGTCCATTCGGGCCGAGCTTTAACAGGCCCTACTACGGAGGCAGCATCGCACAAATTACCATGATCGACCAAAAGAGCGATAACAATAGCTTTAGTATAAGCGTGGCGCCGCGAATCCTGATCGATCAGAAACTGGATCTTCGTAATATCGGCAAAACAGTTACGCTTACCGACGGCATTAACCCCGACCGGGTAATAAATGATATCATCAGTACCCCGTATTTCTACAAACCCGATGCACCTAACCTTGGGCCAGGATACGGACAGGCAAGCCTGATGTTTGAGGATCTGCGCAAACAGTACTATCCCGAACTGGAAAAAATTCTGACCCAAACCAAAAAAGTAGTGCGTTATATCTTACTCAGCCCGCGTGATATATTGGAACTCGACCTGTTGATACCTATTTACATTCAGCAGGATGGCGCTTATTACTACATTAATAAAATTGACGCTTGGCGCAAAGGGCAACCTACAAAGGTGGAGTTGGTTAAATTGGGATAACTATTAAAAATTACTTTTTAAGTTATAGCCTATAAAGTGCTATAACAAATATATAATATAAAGAGAAATAATTTTTAACCAAAAATTAATTGAAAAAAAACGACTTTTTGATTTGCATTTTAATATTTTCCTTATTAGCTTTACTAAAAATTTTAGTAAAACATTATGAAAAAATCTATTCTTATCGCATTATTGCTAATTCCGTTTTTGGGATTTGCACAAACCACAAAGCCGATTGAAGGCTTTTTAGGTATCAAATTTGGCACAAGCAAAGCAGGTGTAGTTGCGGCTATGAAAGCGAAGGGCGGAGTATTATCAAAAGAGAGTACTGATAGCAAGCTTGTTTTTACAAACGTTAAACTAGGACAAAGAATGCCGGAATGGGTAACGGTATACCTTTTTAATGATAAATTATACCACGGTGTTTTTTATTTTAAACCTGAACATGACGCACAGGCCATAGACTATTATAACTCTTTGGTAAGTGATCTTAACGGCATATATGGTGCGGGAAGTCCATATAAAACGTTTAAGTCTCCATACAAAGATGGCGATGGATATGAAGTTACAGCGCTCTCCACCGGGAATGCCTCGTTTTTCACGAATTGGGGATCTGAAAAAGCTAATAATATACAAGCAACGATCGACCAGGTAAATGACGATCTTTACGTTCTGTTATTCTACATCGACAATGTAGTTGAAGCACAAGCCGAAGCAGCACAAAAAGCAAAAGAAAAATCAGATTATTAAATTAATAACACAGTAAGCCCAAAGTCGGGCTTATTTTAACAACCTTATTATGCCGTATGGCATTTATAACATAATAAACGAGCACGAACATGGCGGACGATATCAGCAAAAAAATAACCATCGAGGTTGAGATGGAGACTGAAAGTATTACTCAGAATATAACCAGCCTCAACAAATCCATCGATAGCCTTTTGGCTAAACAACAGCAATTAAATGCTGCCGGTCAACAAAATTCGGCAGCCTTCGAAGCAATTACACAGAAACTGGAAGCTTTAAAAGCAAGTCTTAAAGAAGCCAACACTCAATTAAAAGCCAATACAGCTTCTTTAAACTCTTTAGGCAAGGCCGCCAAAAGTGTCGGGGGGGCTATATCGTCGCTCGCCACAAAGCATCAAAAACATGCTAAAGCAGCAGGCGATAGTTCTGCAAAATCCAAACAGCTAGGCGACCAGCTAACTATCCTGGGCATATCCAACAAAACAGCCGAAAGCGCCGTATCTTCTTTATCCGGCCAACATCAGAAGCATGCTAAAGCAACAGGCGACAGCGCCGCGAAAACCAAAGAGTTGGGTGGGCAGTTAAGCAACCTCGGCACATCCAATAAAACAGCCGAAACTTCTGTATCCTCACTGGCAGGGCAACATCAAAAACATGCCAAAGCATCGGGTGACAGCTCCGCTAAAACAAAAGAATTAAGCGGGCAACTGGCGTCAATGGATAAAACTGCAAAGCAACAGAAAACCAGTACATCTGCGAGCAAGGGCGCTATGGAGGGCCTGGCATTAAGTACATCCAAAGCCTCCGGCAAAACGAAGGAACTGCAATCGGGTACCGGCGCGGCCACCACGGCGCTCAATCAGCAAGCATCGGCTGTAACTACCAATAAAACAAAGTTCGATGCTCATAAAGCGACTATGGACCTTTTGAAAACATCTTTCGATAAAATAAAAGATGTTTCCGGCATCTTCGGGCCAAGTTTACAGGAGGCGGCAAAGGGCTTCGACTTAATGAAAAACGGCCTTGCGCTGGTGGAGGGTGGTTTCAAAGGCGTTGGCGCGGCAATAAAAGCAGACGGTTTTGGTGTTTTGCTGAACATACTACAGATGTTGTTTGACAATTTTGTACAGTCATCAAACGGTGCGGGCATGCTTAAAGGCGTTATCTCGGCAATTGGTGTTATCGTAAACACTGTAACAACAATTTTTCATTCATTAATGGATGGTATCATCAACGCTTTCTCCCATCCCATTGATACGCTTAAATCGTTGGGCAAGATGATCGAAGAAAACCTGATCAACAGATTTAAGGCGTTTTCGGTGATATTGCATGGCATTATTCACCTCGATTTTAAAGAGATTGCCAATGGGGTGATCCAGGCCGCAACCGGGGTAACCAATGCAACCGATAAAATTGCTACAGGTTTTCATAAAGCGGCTGCAGCGGTAAAAACGCTCGGTAAAGAAATGGTTTCCGCCTACAAGCAAGCAGGTGAACATGTTGATGCCCAAGATAAACAAGTTAAAAAATCTACGGAAAAGCAGGAAAAATATTACAAAAGTTTGAAGGGCGCTATCAATGATACTGAAAAAGCTGAAAAAGATAAGTGTGCAGCAGAAAAAGAAGATTGCAAACTAGAAAAAGAAGATTGTAAGTGTGATGAGGCTGACAAAACAAGCTCAGGAAATAACAGCACAAACCCAGGTACCCCGGCATCTCCTGTAGGTGGCACCGGCAACACATCTGACCCCACGGATAATTCAGGCGGCGACAAAAATCCACCGGCGGACGGAAAAAAAATTGAGGCCGAGAAAACGTTCCAGGAAAAGCTAACCGCCCTTAAAAAGGAAGCCATAGATAAAGCCGAAGATTATGCCAAAAAATCAGCAGGCAAAATAGCCGCTGGGGCCATCGATGCCTTAAAAAAAACCATAGAACAACAATCTGCCGCTAAAATTGCCGGACTCGAAAAGGATAAAGCAACGGAATTAGGCAACTCCGCACTTACGTCTACACAAAAACTAGCTATAGAGCAAAAATACAAACAAAAAGAAGGCCAGGTAAAACTTAAAGCTTTTAAGCAGGAACAGGAAGCATCAATAGCCCAGGCGGTAATAAACGTCGCACTGGCTATTACCAAGGGCGCATCGCAAAGCGGAATCTTAGCGGAATTTTTTATCCCTGTTATTATTGCTGAAACAGCTGTTCAAATAGCCAAAATAGCATCGCAAAAACCACCAGCTTATGCTTCCGGAGGATTACATTATACGTCAGACGGGCGGGGCGGGGCTTTAACCGGCTACAGTAAAACGGATAACACAAACGCTTATCTGCGGTCGGGTGAAGCGGTTGTCGTATCTGAAGCAATGCAGGTGCCTTGGGCGCGCAACCTGGTGAGCGCCATAAACGTGGGTTTTGGAGGCCGGGATTTCTCGACCACCAACCCCGGCCGCGGTTACGCGATAGGTGGCATTTTCACCGATGGCGGCGATGCCAACCGCTACTACAACCAACCCGTCCACGATCAGAAAGACCTGGCCAATTCCATCGCATATCAGATGATCAACAATTTCCCGCCTGTTTATGTAGATGTGAAGGATATCAACAACCAGCAAAACATACTGGCGCAAACTGTTAACAGGGTAAATCTTTAGACCGGCGTACAGTTCCACTATTTTGGACGCCGGATGTTCGATTTCCGATTCAAAGAATTTTTAACCTCCGGCAATAAAACCACTCACCAAATCAACGTTATTTAACTAATCAACCAATTTATGAACATCAAACTCGCCAACACATTATTCGACGATGGTGTATTCGCGGCCATGTACAAGGCTGGGTTTATCAACACAAAAGTTTTTATCTACCGAGAGATCTATCTCTGGATAGAAGCGCAGCGTAAAACCCGCGGGTTAAACAAACGTCAGGCTGTGCTGGAGGCTGAGATAAAATTCATGAAAGATGAGCGTACCATTTGGCGAGCGCTGAATAGTTTTGAGGAAGCAAATAGTTAATTTGAGCCTCGTCAGATCTGCTTAAAGTTCAAAAACGACACGATTTGAACTTAAAACAGGTTAACGATGAGCTAACTTTAATTTACAAGGGGCAAAAAAAATCCATTCCTGTAACAAACAACGCCAACCAACTATCTAAGTGATAAACACCGTTTATCATGAACTGGAAATTTCTGCAGAAAAAGGATTCAATTAAGCCCAAACCGAAAAAGAGCAAAACCCGCGAATGGCTGGACGCAATAGTTTTCGCGGTTGTAGCAGCTACTATTATCCGCAGTTTATTGTTTTCTGCCTATGCAATTCCCTCAGGATCAATGGAACGCACTGAGTTAACCGGCGATTATTTATTTGTGAGCAAGTGCAGCTATGGCGCCCGGATGCCCGTTACGCTGTTATCCATCCCTTTTACCGAGCCGGTAATGTTTGGCGTAAAAACCTATTGGGACGCCATTCAGTTACCTTATTTTCGTTTGCCCGGCTATACCGATCCCAAAAAAGGTGATATCGTGGTATTTAATAAGCCCGCAGAGGCCGACCAAAATATACCGGTCGATCAACGAACCACGCTGATCAAGCGCTGCCAGGCAGCCCCTGGTGACCTGTTGACAATTGTGAACGCCCAGGTTTATATTAACGGAAAAGCAATGCCCAATGCGCCCATGGCACAAACCAACTATACCGTTACTACCGACGGTCGTGAAATCAATCCGCAAACTATACAGGACCTTGGCATAACGTCAAACAATGGGTTAGCGGCCAATTCTTACGAAATGCTGATTCCTACACAAAATGTTGCAACCATTAAAAGCTTTTCGAATGTTAAAACCGTGACGAAAGAAGTACAGCCTGTGGGTAAGGCGGACACGGAAATTTTTCCGCACAACACCCGTTTTAAATGGAACCTTGACAATTTCGGCCCGCTGAGGGTGCCAAAAAAAGGCTGGACAGTTCAACTAAATGATTCGACACTTGCCCTTTATAGGCGGGCTATTGAGGTTTACGAACATAACAAGGTTGATACCACAGGCAATACCATCGCGATTAATGGCAAAAAAGCCGGCAGTTATACCTTTAAAATGAATTATTACTGGATGATGGGCGATAACCGCCACAATTCCTTGGATTCACGTTATTGGGGATATGTGCCCGAAGACCATATCATCGGCAAGGCAATCGTTACAGTAATGAGCATAGACTCCACCCAGGATTTCTTCCATAAAATCCGCTGGAGCCGCATTTTTAAGCCGATCAATTAAAGTAAAATCGGTATTAAACAGATCTTTAAAATAGTTTTAGTTTAGTTACTTCTTCAGATCCTTCTCCGCCAGGGGAGGGGTTTAAGAAGAAGTGTGAACTTTGACAACGTAATTTTTTTCGGGTGTTTAGTGTAGAATAAACTAAGGGAAGGATATTTACTGGGATTATCGGCTCATTATTGGCTCTTATTGGACCATATCGGTTCATTATTAAACCAATTTTATGTAAGTTTGTACATGAGTAAGGCAAATGTGCATACCGAAACGCTGGATTTGAATTGGAAGCTGATTAATATAATCAGTGAAATAGATCGCTTTGATGCATCCTGGCAAGCTATTGAACGACGTGAGGGACAAAGTCTGAAGGAATTAAAATTTATTGCCACGGTTAGGAGCGTTGGGGCATCAACCCGCATTGAAGGCTCAAAGCTAAGCGACGAAGAAGTCGATGTTCTTTTAAGGAATATGGACATTACAAAGTTGGTGGAGCGCGACCAGCAGGAAGTAGTTGGCTATTTCGAGGTTTTGGATTTGATAGATGAAAATTATCAAGCTATACCTGTATCTGAAAATGGTCTAAAGAATTTACATAATCAGCTATTAAAATACAGTAAGAAGGACGAATGGCATAAAGGCAATTATAAGCAGCATACCAATGCAGTTGAAGCCCACCTACCTGATGGAACTACTCAAATCATTTTTCAAACTACGCCTCCTGGTTTTCCTACAGAGGATGCCATGAGGGAGATGGTGTTTTGGTATGAAACCGATATTGACACGCATGCATTAGTTAAATGTGCGCTTTTATGCTACGAGTTTGTATCGATACATCCCTTTCAGGATGGGAACGGGCGGCTTAGCCGTCTGTTGGCGATATTATTGTTAAGGCAAAACGGTTATCAGTGGATCAGGTATGTCAGTTTTGAACATGAGATCGAAAGCCAAAAAACAGAATATTACCGGGTGTTAAGGGCTTGCCAATCCCAAAGGCCGGGAGAGGATATAACGGAATGGGTTATCTTCTTTTTATCATGCCTTCGAAATATTCAAGAGGCTTTAATGATTAAACTGGATGCCCAGGGCGTAGCGCAAAAAATTTCAGTCAAAGAAAAACAACTACTTTATATCATTGAAAGCAATCCGGGAATAAAAACCAGCGAAATATCCAAAAAACTCGATGTTTCTAATTCTACAGTTAAAAGGATGCTTGACAATCTGATCGCCGCAAAATTGATAGAACGACAAGGCAGCGGGCCGGGGTCATATTACACCTTATTGTAATCGGCTCATCATTGGCTCTTATCGGACCATATCGGTTCAACTACTTATTGCTTAATTCTAAAAAAATATACAAAGTACTGACAAAACAGTGTCAGCACTTATTTGAAATATTGATCCGACCTTTGTTTGGATCAGTTGTCTGAACAGGATTATTAGGATTGAACGGATTATTGGGATTTAGCCGGTTGCCTATCAATAAGGTCCTGGTTTAAAATCGGCAGCTTATAAATTGTTAAAATCTTAAAGGTCGTGTCCAGGCTAAAGTACTGACAAAACAGTGTCAGCACTTATTTGAAATATTGTTCCGACCTTTGTTTTAATCAGTTGTCTGAACACGATTATTAGGATTGAACGGATTATCGGGATTTAGCTGGCAATCTATCATCAAGGCCCCCGTTTAAACTCAGCATCTTATAAATTGTTAAAATCTTGCAAGTCGTGTCCAGGCATAAGTACTGACAAAACAGTGTCAGCACTTATTTGAAATATTGTTCCGACCTTTACATTATGCCAATCAGCATAAAAAACATTTAGCCAAACGATGGCAATCCGGGGCTTTGAACGCTCGGTGCTCTTAACCTTTTATTCATCTTCCGGCCTTTCGGACTTTTCCGGCAGCCGGACTTCAACAAAACACATGAGTTACAAAATATACCTATACGACACAGATACCGATTGCATTGGCTCCGGTACATTATCATCAGCCTATGTGCAATCACAACTTGAAGCAGCAAACGGGCAGGATGTTGAAGTACACATCAGTTCGGTTGGCGGCAGCGCCTTTGATGCCATCGCCATTTACGATCTCCTTAAAAAATACCAGGGCAATGTAATCACTTATGTAGATGCGCTCGCAGCTTCAGCCGCCTCTATAGTGGCCATGGGTGGTAAACAAGTGGTAATGAGCAAATATGCATTACTGATGATCCACAAGCCGATGGTGGGTACCGGCGGCAATGCCGACGAATTACTTAAAGATGTGCAGATGTTAAACATAGTTCAATCGCGCCTGGCGCAGATCTATATGGACAAAACCGGGTTGGACGGCGTTACTATCAATAGCTTAATCAACGCCGTCACCTGGTTATCTGCCGATCAGGCGCTTGATCTGGGCTTTATTGACAAGGTAGAAGACTACAGCGCCGACATTACCAACAGCGCACTTATTAAAAACTATGTAAACACAGCCCCGGTATTTTACCAGCGCTATATCAACAAAATCTTAACTAAAAAAAGCAACATGAACATCGAAAACAAAGAACTTATCGAAAAAACCACGTCGGTTTTGGATAAGATTATGAACTTCTTTAAGAAGGTAGTAAACAAGCAAACCATTACGGACAAGGGAACATTGCACCATGCCGGCGAACTGGATGAAGGCACCGAAGTTTACAACGACGAAGACATGAGCAGCCCCGCAGCCAGCGACACCTACACCACCGCAAGCGGCAGCAAAATAGCGGTACAGGGCGGCCAGGTACAAAAAATCGTTCCTCCTGCGGCCGATCCGGATGCTGACCCCGACGCGGATGATGACGACGACAGTGCACCATCCGACAAGTTTAAAACATCAAAAAAACCGATGGCCATTCAAAACAAACTGCAATCCATCAAGGCAAAACTGCATGCACAAAATGCATTGTTAAACGAAGCCAAAGATGCCCTTGAAGCTGCAAACCATCGCCTGAAAAAAACACGCGAAGAAGTAAAGAACGAGATCCGCTCTGACTTCAGTCCCGAAGGCTCCAAACGCAGCAACAAAGCCAAAACTGAACCTGTACCTTTCTTCGCACCTCAAACTACGTTGGCACAAAACGCCGTGAGAAAAGCGGTGGCGAAATAGACCATAGTCGATGGTCGATGGACCATAGCACATTTTCAATTACAAAAACCATGGACCATGGTCTATGGACAACCAAACACTAAAAAATCCTTATTAAAACAAATGGCTCAATTTACATTTACAAACAACACCTATGCCGGCGAAGCGCTGGCCGGGTTTATGGCCAGCACGCTTTTGGAAGCCGATTCCGTTAAGCGTGGATTACTGACCGTTATTAACGACGTTAAAGCCCGCAAGGTGATACTTGATGTGGACGACAACGTGGTATTACAGGACCCTTCGGGTATATTTCACGACCAGGGAACTACCGCACTGCAAAACGAAAGCTACCTTGACCCGGTAGTATATGAATTTATGAAACAGGAACAATGGGATAAACTGATTCAATCATGGGAAGCACAGAGTTTAAAACCTGGTGCCTTTTTGGATTATGAAGGCGTTGTGGACCTGTCGGACTTTATGGTACAGCGTTACCTTACCAAAATACAAATAGCCAACGAACGTTTGTACTGGCTGGGTAAAGGATCAACAAAGGAAGCATCTTTTACTGCTGCGTTCCCGGGTTTACTGCCATCCATCGCCGCCGCATCAGGCGTTTACAAAGTGGGGCTGAGCAAACCGGCAACATCAATGGCAGCAACTTCAATTGATGCAACTGGTTTGGTAACCGTTTCGGATACTTCAACCTTAGCCGATGGCGACGTGGTAACAATAACTGCCGTAACCGGAACAAGTAAAGACACTACCAACGGCACGCCGGGCATTTCAATCCAGGGTCAATCTTACTTTATTCAGGTAGCAAGCGCTACAACCTTTAAACTCGTGCGCAACTACAACGAGGTAAACAGCCGCCTCGCAGCAACCTTTACAGGAACATCAACCGCAGCCACAATCAGCTACATCAATGTTAGCAACGTGTTATCTGTTTTGGGCGGCGTTTATGCACAGCTCGACCCGGCCGACCGTATCCAGGATGATTTTAACCTGCAGGTTCCATTACACGTGGGGTATGCCTTTGCACAAGCACAGGCAAACAAAGCGCTTAACGTTATCAACGCTTTTACCGACATGAAAAAGATGGATTACTTAGGTATTCCCCTACAGATCATGAACCACTGGCAGGCAAACACCATTTTGGGTGCACGCTCATCCAACCTATTCTTAGGGGTTGATTTGCTGGGTGATGCTTCAGAACTTTCAACTGTTTACATGAAGCCATACACCAACGATAATGTTGTCCGCATGAAAGCCCGAATGAAAGCGGCCGTTAACTTCAAATTTGCTAATGAGATATTTTATTTGAGCGCGTAACGCAATTAGTGAATCAGTGAGTTATTGAATTAATGAAAGGCATTGCCTTCTATATTCAATAATTCACTAAATCAAACACTTCCATTAAAATCAATAATTAAAAAAATGTCAATTTATAACAAAATAAACGCAGGCTTCACTTTAGGAACTGCATCGCCTGTAACCGCTGGTATCGAGGATGTGATCTACGTGTTTAACCAAAACGATTTCACCCTCACTTATGACATTAGCAATCCGCTTATCGTAACCGGCATCACCGCAGTAGGTACGGCCAACATCTACAAGTTCGAAGGAACCAACAACAGCTTTAATACAATATCCAAGCTGGCCAAAACATCCGTAGGGCCGCGGTACACTGAGGAAATAGATTTTAACGTTGCCGGTTTTTCTGTCGAAATTAAAACACAACTGATGGCTATGGGCTACGGCCGTATGCGGGCTATCGTAGTAAACAACTACAACTCCAGCGATTCTGCAATCGAATTGTTCGGTGCAGTAAATGGTTTGATACTCACCGATGCAGAACGTACCGCAGCTGACGAAACGCTTGATGGCGGCTACAAATTAAAACTTACCAACCCGGAAAAAATGAGGGAGCCTTATCCGCCGCGCGCCGTATCCATACCTCCTACAAGCGGCACCGCTACTTATGCCAGCACCCTTGCGGCAATTGAGGCTTTGGTAGGCGCGTAGTTCATGGCTGATGGTTCATAGTTCATGATAGAACATAAATTCTACCATAAACTGTGAACCGCCGCCTGCCATGAACCATGATCTATGAACTATGAACCAATAAACAAATGACAAAGAAATACATCCTGAAACCCGGCAAACACCAGTTCGTACCCGGATCACACGCCGCTCACGACAACGAAAATCTGACTGATGAAGAAGTCGAATGGTACCTGGAAAAGTATCCGCATATCACCGGGTTATTTGTTGATAAGTTGGAAAGTTGTAAGGTTGAAAACGTTTCTTCAGCACGCATCAAAAGGCAAATCAAAGAAGGCTCAGAAATAGAAGCAACGCCATCCGAAGCTGACGGGAAACTATATCAACCTGAAAAATAACATTCCAACTTTTCAACCTTCTAACATTACAACAATATTATATGAAAACATACCTGCCACAAATAGAGCGGAGGATATTTGTACGCCCGAATCAAACATTCGGCATACTAAATTACGACCTGGATAATGCTTATCCGCAACGCATGCTCGAACTGGTAGCCGCCTCTCCTACTGCTAAAGATTGCTGGAACAAACGAGCCAAATTTATCGGCGGAAATGGTTTTGAAGAACCGGACCTGGGGAAACAAATAATCAATCCAAAAGGACTAACGGTAGCTAAACTGTTAAAAGCTGTTGCCACCGATAAGGCCCTGTTTACCGGTTTTGGCATACATGTAAATTACAATGCAAATTTTAAAATAGCATCGGTAAATTATGTAAAATTTGAGGATATCCGCCTGGGAGATACCGATTGCCCGGAAACGGCCGAAAAATATGCCATTTACTCCGACTGGGGCCGCAAAACGTGGAAGAACATCATGCGCAGTAAAATCGCTTTTCTGGATAAATACAACCCGGACGAACAGGTTATTAAAAACCAGGTGCTGGTAGCAGGCGGATGGGATAAATACAAAGGGCAGCTATTTTACTTCAATCCCGAAGTAGATGATTATCCGTTAATAGAAGCAGATTCGGTTTGGGAAGATTTTGAAACGGAGGCCGGCATAAAGATCTTTAACAACAGAGAAGTTACCACCGGCTTTTTACCCTCAACTATGCTTTTTATGCAGGCCCGCAGGGAAGAAGCTGATAACAGCCGGCCAGATAACGATGAACTGCCTTATGCTAACATGCCATCGCAGCTGGAAAAAGACCTGGGCTCGTTTCAGGGAGCAAAAAGCGCGCAAAAGATCATTGTAATTGAGTATGAGGATGAAACGTCAAAACCGGAGTTTAAGCCCTATTCCATCCAAAATAACGACAAACTTTTTGAAACGACCGAAAAATCAGTAGAGGCCCGCATTATCAAGGGGTTTTCGGTACCAAAAGAACTCATCAACGCTGAAGGTGCCTCAAGCCTAAGCAACGGCGGAGAAAAGAAAGCAGCTATAACCGAATTCAACGACAATACCGCTCCCGACAGGCAGGAACTATCCGAAACCTTTGCCGAAATATTCAGCCGCTATTATTTGGATATTAACCCCGCTGATAACTGGAACATATTACAGGTGCCTGCTAACGTGGCCGATGATATTACGGGCATAAAAGCCGGTGCCAGCATCAATCAATTACTACTGGCGGATATACCTGCCGAAAATAAAATAGCCACACTAATTTATGTTTATGGCTTTAAGCAAGCCGAAGCGGAAGCGATGTGCGGCCCCCTGGCCCGCTAAAGGGGGGAAAGAGGATCTAAAATCAAATCATTTACAATAATTAACTTTTAAAAACTCCCCCTTTAGGGGGCTGGGGGGCATCATGAACACCATTTATCTCATCAACCAAACAACATTTCAAAACTACGAGGACATCTCCGTAAATATAAAGCCTGAGCGGCTTAACGTTTTCATCAAAAAAGCGCAGGACCTTGACCTTAAACCATTTTTGGGGCATGCCTTGTATTACGATTTCATCCAGCATTTTAACAGTGATGGAACACTACAGGATACCGCGCCTCAACCTTATAAAGACCTGTTGAACGGTAGCGAATACCTGGATAAATACGGCCATATCGTTTTGTATGAAGGCTTGCTGCCTGCGTTGGTTTATTTCACCTTCGCCAGGTTTATTGAGGCCGATGCAGTACACTATACCGCTACCGGCCCGGTTGTGAAACATCATGATATGGGCGACCCGGTGGCACCAAAGGATATTGTAAAACTGGTGCAGCAGCAGCGCAGCGTAGCCAATGCTCATGCCAACGAAGTAGAGAAATTTCTTTGGGATAATAAAGACGATTTCCCTTTATGGCGGTACAACGGCAAAAATAAAAGCAGCCGCCAGTCGGGTCCGCGGATCCGCAGTGTCGATCGTACCAGTTTCAACTTCCCATCCGGCTACGATCCTTCAGGCGCAGACAGCTACCTGCCCATTACCGAATTCATGAACTAAAACACGATTTGACAAGATTTAACCCATCATCGGTGAAATCATCTTCAAATCGGTGAAATCAAAAAAACACAATATGCCAACCGATAAAAAAATAAGCGAACTACCAGTAGCCACATCCATCAACGCCGCCGACACCTCGGTTCTGGTAAATGGCGGTACCGATTACCAATACACGTTTACCTTGTTGCTTCAGTTTTTAGAGGCTAACCTTAATACGGGTGCAAAAATTTCTTTCGGCACTGCATTGCCCCAAAATACAAGCGGCAATAACGGCGACGTGTTTGTAAACACTTCAGCTGGCTCATTTGCACAAAAGGTATCCGGAACCTGGACGGTGGTTTACACCCTCCCTGCGGCAAATGCTGCCGATGGTGCCTTACTTTACGGTGCAGGTGTCCCGGGATCATCTACAGGCAAAAATTCCGATAGCTACATCAACACCTTAACAGGCATTTTTTACAAAAAATCCTCGGGCACATGGGCGCAGGTATTTTCCATGGCAACAGGGCCGCAAGGCCCACAGGGTACCGCCGGAACAAATGGAACAAACGGAACCGACGGCAACACCATTTTATTTGGCTCAGCAAATCCATCAAACAGCACAACCGGGATTGACGGGAATTTTTACATCAATACAAACACCTATACCTTGTTTGGACCAAAAACCGCAGGAGATTGGGGCGATGGCATATCACTTGTTGGTACGGGCATACAAACCGGAGGCACAGCGGGTCAAATATTGGTGAAAGCCGACGCTACAGATTTCAATACTGAATGGGAGGACAACTCATTTGCTAATCTCTCCGGTCAACCGGGCGATAATCCCAATATGGCAGCTGCTTTGGCAGATAAGCAAAATACCTTAGGCTTTACCCCCGAAAATATTGCCAATAAAAACATAGCAGGAGGATACGCCGGATTAGATGGTGGCGGCAAGGTTGCTGCCGCGCAATTGCCCAGCTATGTTGATGATGTACTTGAATATGCAAATTTTGCGGCACTCCCTGGTACAGGCGAAACGGGCAAAATATATGTTACGCTTGATACCAATAAGGAATACAGGTGGAGCGGCTCTACATATATCCAATTAGTTGCTTCTCCCGGCTCCACCGATTCGGTTCCAGAAGGTAGTACTAACTTATATTTTACGGCCGCCAGGGTTTTGGCTGTTGTTTTAAACGGATTAAGCTTTGGCACAGTTTCGGCAGTAACGGCTACCGACAGTATTTTAGTAGCTTTCGGCAAGTTGCAGGCGCAGATAAATAACCTGTTTTTTGCCGGGGGTGTTTTAACAGGCTACGCATCAACTACCGGCACCATAACCGCAACCGACACCATTTTATCGGCCGTAGGGAAACTAAACGGCAATATGGGAGCTTTACCGGCCGCCGTTTGGGGCAGCATCACCGGCAGCATCGGCTCACAAACTGACCTGCAAAATACCCTCGCTGCAAAGCTTAATGCCTTAGTACCTACTGCTGTAAAAACCGGTGCTTATACGCTGGCAGCAAGCGACTATGTACCCGTTAACACCACGTCTGGAACTGTGCCACTCACATTGCCAACAGCGCCGGCAAACGGCACCATAGCGGGCGCTAAAATGGTTATCCAAAGCGACACAAATACCGCAACCATCACAACTGGTGGCAGCGACGTATTTAACAAGTTGGGGGGCAGCACAATCATCACATTGTCGCTGGTTAACCAGGGCTTAATACTGCTGTACAATAGCGGCATCTGGCATGTGCTGGCCGACGATCTGCCACTATCTGCCCTTGATACCCGTTATTTAACATCAAGCAGTTCATTATCCTGGGCAAATGTGACAAGTTCGCCGACAACACTTGCAGGTTACGGCATTACTGATATTCCAAGCCAAACCGGCAATAGTGGTAAATATTTAACCACCAATGATTCTGCAATGAGTTGGGCGACAATATCGGGGAGTGGCATGTCTAATCCCATGACTGCAACAGGCGATATTATATTTGCAAGTTCAGGCTCTACACCGGCCAGACTTGCAATAGGCTCAAGCGGTCAGATATTGACTGTTGTTTCAGGAGCGCCTGCTTGGCAAACTTTAGGAACAAGTATTTATACTGCCGATGGCAGCTTGAGCGGTAACAGGACGATAACTTTATCGAGCCATACTTTTACTTTAAGCGATAGTTCACCGGCTATCTATTTGGCGAACCCGGCTTATTCAGGTAGTTACATAACATCGCTGGGTTCCTTCGGTGGTGGCACAGGCCAATTAATATTAGGCAACAACGGCACTAATTGCATCCAGGCCGGTACAACCGGAACCGGCGGCTCATTAAACATTTATACGAATTGCACGAATGCGCAAGGCGTTACACCAAATGGAAATCTGGCTTTGGCCTTTACCGCCGCCGGCAATGCCACCTTTGGTTATAATGCAATTGTAACAGGCTCGCTAACGGTAAACGGTTCGACAACCTTTGGAAATGTAGGATTCGGAACAGGAAGCGGCGGGGCGGTGTTGACAATAAGCGGAGCCGGTACCAATACCATGTACCAAAAGTTTAACAATGGCGGCGGCAACTACTATATAGGGGTTTCAAGCTCAACTGGTGACGGCTTAATGGGTACATCATCAAACTACGCGTTTTGCATGCAAACGGAGAGTGCCCGTGATTTGATATTCGGCACAACGAATACCGAAAGGATGCGGATTTGGAGTAATGGCCGAATGAGCATAAATAGCCACACCGATGATGCCGTGAATATGCTGCAGGTAAATGGCAGTGTCGTTGCAACGCAGTTGAGGATATCCGCTTTAAATGCCGATCCATCCAGTTCGACGGATACCGGAACTATTGGTGAAATTAGGCTAACCTCGACCTATATCTATTTATGTACCGCTACTAACACATGGGTGAGGGTAGCTTTTTCGTTATTTTAATAACAATTTGAGGTATAAAAACAAGTTTTATATACTTTAAAATATTAAGTTCTTTGAAATAGCACGCCGTAACCGACAACTGGTTCACCCTTTATCCTGCGAGTTCCAGTTTGATCTTCGACTGTTGCTTTTAATTGGTAATCTTTATTTAGGATTTCATAAAAGTAATTTTCACTTATATTGGTATGAGGATATTTAACTATCTTATCTTTGAATTGTCCCGGCAATTTACCAATACCGTTCTCACTTAATAAAGATTGTTGGATAGTAACTATATCCTCATTGCCCGTAATTAAACTTAACCGTGTAAGAAAAATATACTTAGCATTTATGCTGGTTAGTTTTTTTAGCATTTCACGCGGATCGGTGAGATACATGAGTGTACCGGAAGAAAACAGCAAGTCTATTTTTCCTGCTTGGGAAGCTAATTGAATGTCATCATAAAAATGAAGTTCTTCGTTTTCTAACGTTTTAGCATGTTTACACATAGCAGAGGTTTCAACCACACACCAATTCAGTTTACAATTACTCAATATCTTTTTAAACATAAAATAATTAGCTCCGCAGGCTCCGCCAAAATCTAACACATTAATTTCATTTGAGGGTTGCATGCAGATATTTAAAACCGTTATACCAAAAGCCAAAGAGGCATCGATATGAATAGGTTCTTCGTCCAACTTTTTCTTGAAAAGTTTGGTTTTTTCTAATACCACTTCTACTATTTCGGTATCCTCGTATCCTAAGTCATTATTGCAATGAGTTAAAGCATCAGCATAAGACAGGTAAACTGGTTTTTGCTTTTCAAAAAACATAAAATCACGGATTGTGCCCATACGGATTTTTAACATGCGTCAAATAACACAAAAAATCATGAAAATAACAAAAAAATTTACCAAACAACAACTTGAAGAAATCAGTCATTCAGCCAGTATTTTACGCACATGCGATCAGATAAATTTCGATTTGGCAAACAATATTAATGCATGTAAATCAGCGTCGGACATAGAATTAAAAAAAATCAACGAGCTGATAGAAGCCAGAAAAAATGAAAACGACCATATCGAATCAAATTTGTTTGAAATCAACATACCAGATATAAAAGAAGCGGATTTTAAAGAAATCAATATTTCCGGGTACAAAGAAGTATTGTCGCCCATCGGATTAGTTAAATTCTTCTACCGAGATGCCTATTTCAATTTGATAGGATCGATCATTTTATAATCCACGCCAACCAGTAAATAGTTGATTTAACACCAAAAAACAGAGATGAAACATTTTTTTATAAAAGCGAAAGCGGCCTGGAAAGCCGATTCGCCAAAATGGGCGCCAAAGCGCAAATATTATTAGGTACGGCGGCCGGCGCATCCACTGCCATAGCCGCTATACCATGGCCCGGTAAATCGGCTGACATCGGCACCATTGCCGACTATGGCGCAGCCGCTTGTGGAGGCATAGCTGCCGCTATCCAGTTCTTGCAAAAAGCAGAACGCGAAATGGAATCAGATACACCCACATCCGCAACTATAAATTAAACATTCATGGATAAAGCATCAATAGCCAAAATCAATATCGCCCATCCGAACCTAAGGCAAAATATGCTGGCCACTTATGTAAATGAAACACCGGTAAACGTTCACTCGTCAGTTTCGTGGAATATCATTATAGGTTCAGGTGTTACGTTTACAAATACTGGCTTAAGTACAACTTCTGGAGGCATTACCACAACCGGCACCATCAACGGACTAGATAGCACCAGCATTTTTGTAAATAAGAGTGTTTTTGACTATGCTAACTCACAAGAGCCGATGCAGACTGGTAAGCTATATTGTAACCAGGCGATGAATACTTTTATATATGGAGCGTCCGGCGCTCAGAATATTACAGTTCCGTCTGACACAACTTCACGTGGCTATAAGAATTTGACTTTAAACGGATCAGGGACTAAAACGCTTTTGGGAAATGTATCTGTTAAAGGAACTTATACGCTTACATCATCGGCTACACTCGATTCAAACGGGTTTTCACTTACTAATCCATAAACAAGAATCAAAGAAGTTATCATCGTTCAGCGGGACCATATTTTACAAGGCTATCGTGTATTGCCTTTTCGGTCGCACTGTCTTTAGCGTTCAGGAATCCCATGGCTTCATATTTATTAAGGCCATCTGTCTTGTAACTGCCTGATTTTAGCCTGCTGCTTTAATTCCTTTTCGTTGACGGTGAGGAAATACAGCACAATACCACAACGGAGATTATAACTGTGAAAACTATGATCCCCCAAAATTCTATAATACTAAGATAGAAACTCCTAATTAAAAACTATAAACAAAAATGAAAACATCAGGATTATTCAGCCTTAACCTGAACGATTTAGGGAAAGGTCTGTTAGTTGCCGTTGGCGGGGCCGTAATTGCCGCTATTGAAACTAGCCTAAAGGCCGGTTCATTAAACATTAACTGGCCGTCGATTGGCAGCGTGGCCTTAGCGGCCGGCTTGGCTTACCTGGGCAAAAATTTTTTTACGCCTGCAAAAACAATCACATCTGCCCAATAAAGTCCCTCCAACGCAAGGGCTGGGATACGGCTTATTCATAAACCAATAAACTTAAAAAAATGCAATTAAGTACAAACGGATTTAAAATCATCAAAAACTTCGAAGGGTTGCGACTAACGGCTTACCGGGACGTAGCCGGCATCTGGACGATTGGCTACGGATCGACCCGCTACCATGACGGCAAAGCAGTAAAACCGGGCGACAAACTATCCGGCGAAGCGCAGGCCGATGCCCTTTTCGCAAATACACTGGGCCAGTACGAAGATGCGGTTAACCGCTATGTGAAGGTACCGCTTACTCAAAACCAATTTGATGCCCTGGTATCGTTTACGTATAACGAAGGCACCGGTGCGCTGAAAGAATCGACCATACTGGTGAAACTTAACGAGAAAAACTACACAGAAGCAGCATCTCATTTTTTGGCCTGGAACAAAATAACCGACCCGCACACGGGGCAAAAAGTAATTTGTGATACGCTGGTACACCGCCGCAGGGAAGAAAGCCGGTTGTTTATGCAGCCCGACACCCGCCACTAATCTTTTCAATTATGACAGCTATCGAACACCAGGAACTAAAAGGCATTACTATCAAAAATCTGATAGTAACCATATTGAGCACCGCCAGCATAGTAGCCTCTGTAATGACAACTTATTTCGGCTTGAAGAGCGACATACAGGAAATCAAAAGTTCGCAAAGCACAGAAGCGAAAATCAATAACATCCGCATAAAGGTATTGGAAGATCAGGTAAACCTGCTACAAAAGGAGGTGGACCAAATCAAAATCCCTGAAATTGAAAAACGCACTGTTGCCGGGAATTCTCCGGCAAAAACGATCTGTGCCGACCTGCTAAGCGCCACCCGGCCTTAAAACTATATCTGTAAAATAAAAAAAATCACATTAAAAAACAATAAAACTATGAGTTTAAAAACCTTTATCAACAAGATCTGGCATGAAATTAAAAATCTTTTTGACAGCTTTCCCGCCGAAATGCAAATTGCCATTCATATTGGCGTAGAAGTAGCCGAAAGCATTAAAACCTTTGTGGATTCACCAGCTGTGGATGTATTAACCGCTATCATCCCCGGCGACATCGACGATGAAATTAAAACCCTGCTTCGCGCTAAACTACCGGACATTTTAACTGAACTGAAGCTTGCAGACAGCTGCGCCGGCCTTACTGACCCCTCGCAAATTACGGCATGTGCAATAAATGTATTGCAGGGACTTGACGGAGATTTAAAAAGCGCGTTCCTGCATAATCTGTCAGTATTTGTGGCCCAAATCGCGTCAAAAGGCAAATTAACCTGGAGCGATGGCGTTCAAATTCTTGAATGGTTCTACCAGAATGAGTTTAAAACAGTTGCTTAATTTTGTGAAGGAAAGTGCCCAGGAGCAGATTCGAACTGCCACATCCTTGCGAATGCCACCCCCTCAAAGTGGTGCGTCTACCAATTTCGCCACCTGGGCTTTTTATGAGATTTGAGAGGTTAGAATTGAGATATGAGACAAAAGCTGGTGCCTGTTTCTCATACCTCAATTCGCATATCTAACCTCTGAAAAGGATGTGCCCGAAGAGAGACTCGAACTCTCAAGAGACAATTCTCAACGGCTTCTGAGACCGCAACGTTTACCAATTTCGCCATCCGGGCATAACCTGTTCGGGCTTACGCCTAAACAAGGGTGCAAATATAATCGTTTCCGGCAAATTGTTTATCAATAAATATAAAAATGCACAAGCTATTTGCATAAAGGGATTTATAAAGTAATTTAGGAACTCAATTCTTCCATTATATAGGATACAAGGTGTATCCTATATAATGGATATTGCTATAATAAAATGATAAAAAACGCTTTCAAATACGCGGTAATTACAGCGTGTTTACTATTCAACCTTACTGTACGTGCGCAAAGTGTTACACTGCTACAGCAAGGCAATCCTGCAAGTATCCGTGGCTTATCGGTAGTCGACGACAGCATCGCCTGGGTAAGCGGCAGCAAAGGCACTGTAGCGCTGACGCATGATGGTGGCAAAACCTGGGACTGGCAACAGGTAAAAGGTTTTGAGAAGGCTGATTTCAGGGATATTGAAGCTTTTTCGGATAAGGAAGCCATCATCATGAGCTCCGGCACCCCGGCTTTAATATTAAAAACTACCGATGGCGGCATCAATTGGAAAGTGAAATACAGCAATACTGACACTGCTTATTTTTTTGATGCGATGGATTTTGCGGGTAAAAAGCACGGCATGGTTTTGGGCGATCCGATTAATGGCAAGTTTTTATTGATGGAGACGAACAACGGTGGTGAAAAATGGACTATAGTGGACAATGCGCCTTCAGCGTTGCCCGGTGAAGCGAGTTTCGCCGCCAGCGGCACCTGCCTGCGCCTGAATGGCCTGATCACGATAGTAACCGGAGGTGGCGGCAGCCGAATACTCGCATCGCCGGATAATCCGAAAAAGGCTTGGGTACCAATACCCTTACCCCTCACTAACGGCAAACAAAGCCGGGGTGCTTTTTCAATTGCTTTTGGGAAAGATCAAACCATTATTGTAGGCGGAGACTATGAAAACGACAAAAAAACCGATTCTGTCGTGTACATAATACTTGAATCTGCTACGGCTTATCATACAGGCTTACCGGTTAAAGGCCCAAATGGGTTTCAATCATGTATAAGCTATTTAAATTACGATACTTTTCTCACCACAGGTACGCCCGGCAGCAATATTACCATGGACGGCGGCAAAACCTGGATTAAAATAGATGACACCAGCTTTAACGTTTGCAGCCGTGCAAAGCATGGAAAATTAGTATTATTAGCCGGAAACAGTGGAAAAATCGGCATTTTTAAACCGTAGCGAACTGGCAATGAAGCCCTTAATCAGCCTGAAAAATAAATTAAAATAAGTGTTGCACACCAAGCTGAATAGTCCTATATTTGCACCACTTTAAACGAAACGGTTTAAAGCCGATTCCGTAGCTCAGCTGGTAGAGCATAACACTTTTAATGTTGGGGTCCTGGGTTCGAATCCCAGCGGGATCACATAGCAGACAAAATACCAGAGTTTGCTTTCGTTTTGTGAAGTAAGAGCCTCTTGAAAAAGAGGCTCTTTTTTGTTTAAAAGGCATTTTTTACGCTAAAAACGCACTTTTGCGAATCAGCGCGGCATGGGTGCGCTTGAATTTGAATCGGTGGTGCCATACTTCTACTAAACTGGAAGTAGATAGTTTGGTTGAAATTTCGGAGGCTATTTTATCAGGACGAAAAGACTTTCATACCGATCTATCAGCTGTTGAAGAAAAAGGATTACTGGATATTTTAAAGATAGGGAATTCCGCAGGTGGTACACCACTTCGGGTGGAAATAAACCCCATCAGCTGCATTCGGCAAAGATATGCGAGTACGTTGACGTACATTTTCAATACCTTTATAACTACTAAAGGCCTCTATTTTTAATCAGATACCAACGTAATTTTCAAATTGAAGCATCAATAAGCTCCATGTAATCTTTAACCGTTTTAAAAAATCCAATTACCGTAATGTGTGAATTATGCAACTAATTAAAATAATTACGTAAAATTCGGATACCTACCTATTCCCACCTTTATATAGTAGATACTTAATCTGCAATTAAAAATCATGTTTTATTACGGCAATTTTTGGGGGATGAACTTCATTTGGTGGTTCCTTTGGAGTGCCGAATTTTTTTCGTCTGCAAACGCAAAACGGAAATATGGAACGCAATGCAAATCGCATGGTTGGTTACAGCTTAATTACCGGAGACGGGATAGTAGGTGAAATTGAAGAATATTACTTCGATGATGAAACATGGGCTATGCGATATCTTATTATTGAATTGGAGGAATGACAGTTCCAACAACAAACTTATTAACCGCTAAATTTAATTAAAACTTATAAAAATGAAACGTAACATTGATAGTTTATTAGGATACAATATGCAGGCCACTGACGGGGAGATTGGCGAAGTCGAAGATTTTTATTTCGATGATGAAACGTGGACCATTCGGTACCTTATTGTCAAAACAGGCAATTGGTTTTCCGGGCGCAAAGCACTGATCTCAACTGAAGCATTAACAAAAACAAGTGAACTTAAAGAACTGATCAATGTTAACTTGACAAAAGAACAAATCCGAAGCAGCCCGGATATTGATACCGACAAGCCGGTTTCCCGTCAGCAGGAGGCGATGTTAAACCAGCATAGCTTTTGGAAAAATTATTGGGGAAGTGGTTCTTATGGAGGCGAGATGGGTATTGCAAACGCGCGACCAATAAAAATAAAAGCAATTGACCGGGATCCGGCAGAAGATATCCATATACGCAGCATAGTACAGGTAGGCGGCTACGCCATCCATGCTTCAGATGGCGAAATCGGGCATGTTGCTGATTTTATTATTGATACTCAAACCTGGCAATTGCTTGCCCTTGTAGTTGATACCCATAACTGGATAGGTGGAAAAAAAGTATTGATAGATGTATGTCTGGTTCGTACCATATCATTTATAGATTGGGAAGTTTATGTTAACATTACATTAGCTGATATTAATGACAGCAAGTTGTTTGAGGCCGCCGAATACAACCACGATTAGATAAAACTGAAATTTATTTCAGGAGCCTACCTGTTCAATGCATACTTTGATTTAACCGTTAATTTTTCTCGTGAAATAAAAAATATATAGAACGCAATGTAAATAGTTTAAAAGGCTATCAAATGGAAGCCACAGATGGAGTGATCGGCGAAGTTGAAGAAATGCTTACGCCGAAAGGGTATCATCGCTTACTGCGGCCATAAAATCATGACAGAAACAAATGCCGCGTACAGTCCCACG